CTCACCTGATTCGACCAATTCATAATCTTTTTCATTAGCAGGAGAGTCAAAATTACCTGCAAAACTCTCATCTTGCGTATACATGTCCTTTGTTGTCTCTTTTTTCCTGAAAATTTTGTATTGACCAGGCTCAATCACTCTGATTTGATCAAAAACTTTTTCTCCAAAGTCTCCTTCAGGAACAACAGCTTGTTCTGCAATTCTTACTTGTATCAATTTTCCATAATTGACCTCTCTATCTAGCCTCCAACCATAAATATTTGCTGGATCGACTTCAATCCAATACGGTCTACGGTTTTGATTCCTCTCTTCCGCAAGACTTCTTGCTCCCGTTGGGGCAGGAAAATCAACAAGGGTATTGCTATGCCCATAAGTCAACGCACAAATTAATAATCTTCTTGCGTATTCATCTAGATCTGACCCACAACCATCAACATCTTTAACAAAAACATCAGTCCAGTAAGGATCACCAATAACGGTGATTGGTTTACGCAGAATCAAACCTGTCGCAGCTCTAACTAATCGTTGCGTATAAGGAGAAAAAACAGAACGGTTAACTCTTGATAAATATGCGTCATAATCTTCTCTCGGTTCTAACGGTAAAAACGCTTCAGAATTATCTCGTAAATATTCAGTCCCATAAGTAACAGCTTTCATTATTTCCCACGCTTTTGTCATATCTAAAACTGCTCTTGTTTTAGAAAATGGATTATCACCCCCACCTAGATAGGTTTGACTAACAACATTAGTACGAATTGCCCCTGGAACTGAGTATGTCATCTAACGTTTAAGGCTCTCAACATTGCATACAGTCTAAACGGTCTTTCCTCGTTTACTTTTTCTTTGCACTACTCTTTTTCTTACTTGTAGATTTTTTACCGTTTTTTACTTTTGCAAGATAAGCTTCACATCTTTTTGTTCCAGCAGATTTTTTCATTGTTTTAAATACTTTTTACCACTTTACTTTGTTTGCCCAATATGCGGCACTCATTTTCCCTTTTGCGATATTTGCAGCGTGTCTAGCCTTAAATGAACGTTTTCTTGCTTTATCTTTTTCACTTTGTGGGTTTTTTCCTGCGCCACTAACGCCTTGTTGCCCAAAACGTATTAATTTTACTTGGTCTCCTTGCTTTGCTAAGACTGCATGAGACTTAGTTCCATGCCCAGGTGTTCTTTTAGGCTTGTTATACCCACTAAATTTTTCTTTACCTCTTGTAACTGTCATTTTTTCTTCTTTTTAGCTGTTTTTGCTGCTTTTTTAAAATTTGCAGCAGTTGGAGCACCTTTGCTACCAGGTTTTCTCATCGTTTCACCAGAACCAGCTTTAATTCTTTTTCTTTTTGCATGAATGTTGGCATACAACCCTTTTTTAGCTGGCATGATTAGCACCCTCCTTTCATTTTTTTCTTTGTATCTTTCTTTTTTGGCCTTCCTTTTTTACTTCCGTAGCTTCCTTTTCCAGTTGGCATAGTTTTAGTAAATTCTGTACCCAGTTTGACCTAAAGTTTCAGGTTTCGCTAAATTAAATTGCTGCAAACATAAATACCCGAAAGCGTCAAAAGCGTGATCAACACCAAGATTTTTATTCGGTAACCCTGTGTTTGGAGCATAAGTCAACGTCCTTAATGATTTTATTAATTCTTTACATCTGGGATGAATATAAGTTCTTCTGATGCTATTTGCATCAAATAAAGCAGTATTAACAGCAGTAATCTTATCTCTTATCTTCCAAGGTGCTTTAGGAGAAGAAACATTAAATCCACTCCTTCTCAAAATACTATGGTCAGTAGCACCAACACCTGAAGTTTTTCTCGCACCACCCGTAGGGTCAGGACAAGCAACAATTCTTCGATCTACTCCATACCTTCTCGTCACTTCTTCCGCAAAATCCCATGTCGTAGCTCCTCCAGTCATAATTATTTCATCAAAGACATATAGTGTGTCATCTTTTTTAACAGCACAAATACCACTCATCGGATCTACGTTAAAGTCAACTCCCAGCAACAAAGGCATCACATTTATATCCTCCGCAACTGTTGAAATATTGTCATCACCAAAACTTACAGCAACCAATCCAGTTAAATTCTCAAAACTAGCTTCAAACTCCTGCCTAAATGTTCTCCCATCTAATTGCGCCCTAGCTGCTTCAACCTCATCTTCTGGAACATTACCCCCCTCAATTGTTGTATAACACCACCTCTTCCATTCCTCAGTAGGATCTTCTTTGCAATAACACCATAAATCATAAAACCAACTAGCAGTTCCATCAGGTGTACTAATAAATAACGCCCACCCCTGTTTATCAGCCAAAGCAGGTCTAATAACTTCAAACCATACCTCTGCATCCATAAATGCAGCCTCATCCAATACAACACCAGCTAAACTCCTTCCCCTCAATGCCATCGCATTCTCAGTTCCCTTTAGCTCAATTGTTGACCCATTAATTAATTCCAACCTCAAATCAGTTTCATTCTTACTTTCAATCCATACCTTTGGAACCAATTTCTTCAAAGCCTTCCACGCAATATCCTTCGCCATCCTGTAAGTCGGAGCACAATAAAAAAATGTTTCCCCAGGCCGATCAATTGCTCCCTTTAACAGCTCAATACAACTTAAATAACTCTTCCCAAACCTCCTCCCAGCCACTAGCACCCTAAACCTTCTTTTATCGTTGAACACCTGCCCCTGCGCCCACCTCAAGTTAATATCTAACCCCGATTGTGCGGTTTTAACTGCCATAACCTATTATCCTATACATAATCCCTTCGATTTGTAATCGTGGCACGTAGTAATGATGAAATTCAAGACAAAATCCTGAAAAGGCAGCAACAACTTTATAGAAGACAAACTGAAGGTCTTCCTGCAAGAGCTTTAGTAGTAGATCATGCTAAAACTTACGGCATAACCGAACGTCACGCTTGGGATGATTGGAAACAAGTTAAACAATGGAACGATGAAGATTGGTCTAAAGATAGAGAAAATATGATCTCTCGCATTCAAACAATGCGTCTTCGTGCCATCGACAAGGCAATGAAAAAAGGTCAACTCCAAACTGTTCAAACTCTCCTAGCAGACTTAGGCAAAGTTGTAGGCGAGGCAGAAGAAGTCATAAACATCAAGGCTCCTGAACTTTCTATTCGTGTAGAAAATAAAAAATCTTGATTTCGAGAATATATTTAGGTTCCCCCAGGTAGGTGGGAGGCTTCAGAATTTCTGAACTACTCCCCGTACACTTGTACTATTGTAGGGTCGGTGGTACGTCTGTATTAACGTGTCTTAATAAAAAGTTTTAGCTGTCGCTCGCCGTGGTAGTCACCAGATTTGCTGCCTGCTAGCTCGTAACCTTCAGGGATCTTAGCCAGCCAATCTTGAAGCTCTTGCTTAAGATAATTAGTTGGTGTGCTGTACATTTTTGTTTGTGTTTGTTTGGTATGTACCTATACTACACCTAAACTATTAGATTAGACAGTCTATGTTAACAATAGTTAACAATAATAAATTACAACAAACTGTTACAAGATACTTTAATAATCTATTAGATTAATCTAAAATGGATTAGTTCAGTATCTTTTCTTTTTTCTGTCTCAAAAGTTTCTTAGATCCTTATCATTTCTATTTCTAGAAAGATTAAGCCATATTGAGACACTGAAGAGCTAGAAGAGCGAAAATTACAGAACAAGAACCAAACCAAACAAATCAAAATGAAAACTTTTTTAGTTACCTTTTCGATTTATGTCTTGGCCATTGCTGTTGGTGTAAAAGTTACAACTGACACGCTAGAAGCTAAGACACAATCAGATTGTTTTAACTCTGGTAATCCTTATTCTAGAGCTTGTGTTTATCTAAGTTCTAGGAGTAAGTGATGCAAGAGTTAAAAGATTTAAAGCAAGATTACAACAACATTTTAGGATGTTCGACAAACTTGCTAGATGCTCTAAAAGAAAGAGATCAAAAGATCAAAAAAATTAATGAAATTAATGGAGAGTATTTCTATAAATTAGAAAATGCTCTAAAAGAGAATCAAGAGTTAAAACTAAGACTCGAAGAGATAGGAAGAGAATAATTTCTCTTTCTATTTTTTTTTATTCAATTATCTTTTTAAAAAAATGACTTACAGAACCACCAAAAAAGATCTTGATCAATTGGAAGAAAAGCTTAATCAATTATTAGGCTATCCAATAGAAAGAGATCCTAGAAAGTATTCAATAGGCAATATCTATTATCAAGGTGTTGCAGATTATTGGAACATTGAGCAAGTTGTTAATAGTGGATTAGGAGCAAAACATTTAGAGCAAGGATTAAGAACAAAAAGAGAAGTTGAGCAATGGTTCAAAGCTGCTATTTTTGGAATAGAAGCAAATCAAACTATTGAAAGAATGCCAATAAATAAAGCTCATTCATTAGAGTTTTATTGGACTAAGTGGCCTGAATATTCCCACGAAATAAAGTTAGACAATCCAAAGGATAGAATAGGGTTTATTTGGAAATTTACTTTTAAAAATAATTATGGGTTAACAGTTGCTAGACATAATAGAAGTTATCATTCAGACGAGGGATTTTTTGAAACATTCAAAACAGTAAATGGAAAGATATTGCATGAAGAGGAAAGGATATTAGAAAAAGCGGATGTAATAGAAAGAATAAAAGAAATTAAATTACAAACTTTACCACTTTAAAAACAACTAATTAAACCAAAAAAAACCATGAGAAAAGTTGAAGAACTTCTTTGTCATAATATTAGACAAGGATTTAACTCTACAAATGTTCCTAAAGATTGGACAGACTCAAGCGGGAACACCACAATAAAATTTTTGTATTGTGAGAATGGAAATTTTAAAGCAGATGTTTATCTGTTTAATAATTTAATTGCATCTATTAGAGATAAAGGCTTTTGGATTATTACGGGTGATTGTTTCGATTGGTGGTTTAGTAGAACAACCTTTTCAAGGTTAAACGCACTAATAAACACTTTTGGAATTGATCCTTATAAACAAGGTGTTTATATGAGAAAGAAAAAGCCCTATTTATCTACATGGGGAGGAGATGAACTAGAGATGAGTTTAAATAGCTCATATTGGGTTCATGGTGTCTCTTTAGGTTGGAGAGATAGCAAATGAAATTAAACCTAAACAAAGAAGAAACTAAATCCTTATATGAAGGATTAGACCATTTAGTTTATTTAGAACCAATGGTCAAAAAAGAAGATAAAAAAAATCTATATAAGATTTTTGAAAAAGTAAGAAAAGAGGTTAAAGGAAAATGAATCATTCACAAAAATTAAACTCGATTAAGGATGAAATTAGAGCATTAATTGAGGATAAGAAAGGATCAAGTCC